ATCACTATCGCTAATCCTAGAATGTTGATTTCTGGTGAAGGCGGGGTTGGTTTCGCAAGAGGTATTTGTGTTACTGGTAAAGAAGACGCAAAAGATCTTACTATCCATGCAGGTGGTTTAGTATTTGTTACAGAGACTAGCGATGTCGTAGAAAAAGCATTTATCGAATCAACTAGCGGAATCGTTATTTAATAATATTTGAGTGGAGTGAATAAGATGAAAATGTTAGGCGGTTATGTTCTCGTGACAGAAGTAGAAAAAGAAACCACTACAGCAGGTGGTATTATATTGAGTGATCCTGATAGAGTCGATAAAGCTACTCAACCAGCTCTAGTGCTAGTGATTAGCCCTGATGTTCAAGAAGAGGGACTTGTTGAAGTCGGTGATCAAGTACATCTAAAGTGGTCTGAAGCACAACCAGTCAATGTTGATGGTAAGAAAGCGGCTATCATTCATTACTCACACATCAAAGCGGTGTTATAATATTTTGAAGAAATGGTGGCGTATTTGGGCTAAATCTCTAGGCGAAAAAGTCGGCAGTACGGATCGTGAAGCTGACCAAATTGCAGTTATACGAAGTATCGTAGTCCTTGTGAATTTCGCTACTTGTTTCTTCATTATAAGTGGAGTTATTCATCAATGGTAGAAGTACACTAATATAGTCCCACTACCTTGGGACCGACCCGAGCATGTCAAGAAACTGCTCACTTAATTTAAAAACAAGAGTAATGTTATATGAGCGCAACACATGGTGGAAAGGGCAGCAAACAGCGACCAACTGCTGACCAGAAGAAGTTTGATAATAACTGGGATGCTATATTTGGTAAGAAAGATAAGCCAAGTGTAGTACGAGGCACTAGGCCTACTGCTGTAGACGATTGTGCTACGGCTAAACAAGAGAGTTACGCAAAAAAGTCAAAGGAGAAGTGAGTATTATGTTATTAGACTTTATATATGGATTTTTCTTAAGTGCTTCTATTATCGTGACAATTATTACAATCACCCTTATAACTACTAAAACTTTTTTGTGGATTAACCGAAGATTATAATCAATGCTTAGTCCTATACTGTGTACTCTTTGTTTAACGATGGCAGAACCAATGTCAACATTAGACAAACTAAGACAAGATTATGATATGGAGTGGACAATCATATATGGTAAGAAGTCATATTTCCATATTGATCTAAGCGATAAAGACTACTTTGAAATAACATTCACTAAGCATTTTTAATAGGACGATTATGATAACCCAACTGGAGAAGTGATATGGGTACAAAATTAGCAGGAATCATGGCAGTAGTGACATTCATTGTATGTGGATTGTTTTACTGGTACTACAGCGACACTCAAGAGCGTCTAGCTATCTTAAACAGCAATAACGCTAAACTAGAGACAGCCGTTCAAATTAGTGAAGAGGCAGTTGAATCGCTTCAAGCAGATTACGAGAAAGCTAATGAGCAAGTGAACATTCTCAACGAAGAGTTCGCAAGCATACGAAAACAGAATCGTGTATTATCTGACAAGTTGGGTAGACACGATCTAGGTAATCTAGCTGAGAAGAAGCCTGGTCTAGTACAGAAAGTGATCATTAAGGCTAGCGATAAAGCGAATAGATGTTTTGAAATTATATCTGGTTCAGACTTAACTGAAAAAGAAATGGAGGCTAAAAATGGTAAATCGTTCAATAGTGAATGCCCTTGGTTGTTTACTGACAATAGTACTGATTAGTGGCTGTACAAGTATGCCAAAGCAGATCGAAGTATCTGCTAAACCTATCGATAAGCCCAAGCTAGTCCTCCCTAATGCTGACGAACTTGATCTTAGAAGTGTAGAGTGGTACATTGTCACGATAGAGAACTGGGAAGAGCAGTACGAGAAATTAGTTGATAGTGGTAGATCACTAGCATTCTTTTCTCTAACTGATAAAGGATATGAAAATTTAGGATTAAACATATCTGATCTTAGAGCTTATATTCAGCAACAGAATGCTATTATAGGTGCCTATGATGCATACTACTTAAAATCAGAAGAAGCGTTTGATGAGACCAATGAGAGAATTCAGAAAGACTTCGACAGTCAGGTTGAAGACAATGAAAAGTCTTTTTGGAATATAATCGGTAAATAAAGTACTTGACAGTATCGCTTTCTAGTGATATAATATGAAAATATGAGAGATTATTTATGTTTCAAATATACGGATCAGACGAATGTTATCATTGCTTGAAACTTAAGCAGATGTTTGAGTCTCTTGATATAGACCATGAATATCTCTTAGTTGATGATAGTGTAGTCGGTGCAAAGTTTAGAAGTTTGTTTCCAGATGCTACAGGTATACCTCAAGTAGCTTTTAATGGACATCCACTTGCAGACTACAATGAAGTGACAGATAAAATGAATGAATATGTTTCTAACAATATGAACTACGGTGAAGGAGAAATACAATGAGTAATGTGATAAGCAAAACATCTATAATTCAAGAACTAGAAGAAGGTGTAGTATCTATTAAATTTACTAAAAATGATGGTAGCATTAGAACTATGAGTGCTACTTTAAATAGTGAGTATGTAACTTTTGCTGAGTCTGACGACTTAGCTACAACAGTCAAGAAGTCTGCTCAACCCGTCTGGGACACAGAAGCTTCTGCTTGGAGATCATTTCGTTGGGATAGTCTTCAAGAAGTCAATGGAGTTAATGTCGCTGAGTTGAGTGTAAGTCCTGCTCTGTGAAGAGTAGGCAATATTAGTGCTTGACAATGAATACATATTATGATATTATACTTCTTTAAATGCGGAGAATGGCTATAATGGCTAAAGTTAAAAAGAAGAGAGCGACAAGACGCGGTAACGAGGCTAGAGTTGCTGAAGAGTCTCACATCGGAAGCGAGATCGTAGACTGGTCAGAGATTGGTGATGATCGATTCTCTAAATCGATTTTCGAGGCTATGAGACATTATTCGTACTTCTACGACAAGAAGGACTATGTATCTTGGACAGTAGAGTGGATAAAAGCCCATAGACCTAATGATCTAAAATCATACAAAGCAGGCGAAGACTGGAGAACATCTTCTACGCTTGGCTCTCTAGTTAGAATCCACACTATGGGTGCGTCTCTTCCTGAGTCGTACATGACTTTCATCAATAATAGTATAGATCAGATTGTCCGAGTTGGTAACATCAATATCGAGAATGCTGTAGGGGAAGTCGAAGATGATGCCCCTGTCGTTAAGAAGAAGAATCCTTCTGAGTTGTTGAAAGAAAAGACGTTAGGGATTATGGGCGAGATCGAAGGCTTTATTGATGACCATCTTGACGGTACGTTAGATAAGAACTTCTCTCTGTACACTCACTTAAAGGGTCTAGATGCCGCAGCTCAAACTGCTCATGACATCATCAAGGCTTATAGAGAAATGGAAGCTGAGTTGAGTGAACTGATCGTAGAGAAGACAGAGGATCTAGTCGAAGGCTATAGTCATATGACACTATCGCAACAGAAGAAGCTATTAAAGCTAGTCTCTACGTTCGTGAGTGATAGTGAGAAGTATGTGTTGAGTAAGAAAGCAACACGCAAGCCTCGTGTTAAGAAAGCTACTCCTGCAACTAAGCAAGCCGAGAAAGTTATATATCAGAAAGAGTCTACTGATTACAAGATAACCAGTACAAGTCCTGCCCACATTGTCGGTGCTACTGAAGTCTATCTGTTTAACACTAAGACGAGGGTCATTAAATATCTCGTTACTGATAAGAGAGAAGGCTTTACAATTAGTGGCACAACAATAAAGAACTATGATAAAGAGCTATCATTCAAGAAGAAGCTACGTAAGCCTGAGGAGAGTATTGATTCTATCAATAAAGTGACTAAGCTACGAGCATTAAAGGCACTCAAGGCTCTAAAGACTGCTGAGACTGCAACAGACGCTAGAATCAATTCTGATACTATCATACTAAAGGTGAATTCATGAGTGACAATAAGATAGTTGACTTTATGCAAGTCAAAGCAGAAAGGGCATCTAGGACTGAAGAAATAGATAAAGCAGTTGATGATAGTGATAAAGAAATAGCAGATCCTTTTGCTCAAATGCAAGCGAAGGAGATTGTATATTCTCTGAAAGAAATGGGAATAGATATAAGAAATGACGTGGATTGTATTCTAGATGTGTTATGTATAATCGAGATTATAAAGGCTATGATATATCGAACAGTTGGTGAAGATCATCCATTTCAGCTTCTTTCCAACGGAGTATTTGATAAGATAGATTTTTCGAAGCAAGATGTTATGGACGAATTTCTGTCTGATATGGAAGAATATTTCGATGGACTTGAAGAATGATAGATTATATGATAAAGAAGAATTGGGATAGTTTAGATAGTCTACGAAAAAGAATTGAAAGCGACTATACCTCTAAGAAGACTAAGGAGAAAGTAGTCTCTTTTGATGGAATACAACTAGTGAGTAATAAATTCATCTACACTCTATTTGCTGGTGAGTTATCAAAAGTTAAGAAATGACTTGACAGCTATAGAAATGTGTGATATAGTATATACTAATTAAATTATGTTGGGAGAAATACAATGATACTGGTTGATATGAACCAAGTCATGATAGCAAATATGATGATGCAAATTGGTAATCACCAAAACGCTGAAATCGATGAGAATATGCTTAGGCATATGATACTGAATTCATTAAGATCTAACCGCAATAAGTTTCATGATGAGTTCGGTGAGCTTATTATATGCTGTGATGACGGTAACTACTGGCGAAGACAGATATATCCATACTACAAAGCTGGTCGTAAGAAGTCTCGGGATAGCTCAGAGCTAGACTGGAATGCCATCTTTCAGGCTCTTAATAAGATTCGAGATGAGTTGAAAGTTTTCTTTCCATATAAAGTCATCCAGATCGAGACATGTGAAGCTGATGATATTATCGGAACTGTAGTACATAAAGAGGGCACTCCTCTCAATACTGGTGAGCCAATACTTGTATTGTCTGGTGATAAAGATTACATTCAACTACACAAATATGCGAATGTAAAGCAGTATGATCCAGTAAGAAAACGTTGGATATCTAACTCTAATCCTGAGAAGTATCTAGCTGAACACTTACTTAAGGGTGATACTGGTGATGGTGTGCCTAATGTACTCTCTGCTGATAACTCTCTTGTTATGGGAATACGTCAACGACCCATTACGAAGAAGAGAATCGCAGAATGGTCAGATATAAATAATATGAGCGATGAAGTAAAACGCAATTATATGCGAAATAAAGCTATGATTGATTTATCAGAGATTCCTTCTGGCATTCAAGAGACGATACTTGATGCTTATATGGAAGACAATGATAAAGACCGAAGTCTGCTATTGAACTATTTTATTAAAAACAAATTGAAAAACTTAATGGAAAACATAACGGAGTTTTAAATGTCATTTACCGAATCTTTATCAGAAATAATCAACACAGCTCGTAAGTTAGAAAGTGTCGATGAGAAAGTTGGTTATTTAAGGTCTAAAAAATCTACACCTCTTATAGACGTTTTAGTCTTGATGTGTGATAGTAGATTTACTTTTGATCTACCGCCAACTGATCCACCATACACACCATCTGTTCATACAGAAACTCATGGATTACTGTATAGGGAAACCAGAAAGTTTAAGTACTTCATCAAAGAGCACACTGCTTGCCAGAAGATAGACCAGCTTAGAAAAGAGTCGATATACATACAGATGCTTGAGAATGTAGATCCAGGTGATGCCAAGTTACTTCTTCGTATGGTATCAAAGCAGCCTTATCCAGATTTATCTCCTGAGGTTATTGATAAAGCTTTTCCTGGACACATCACTAATCCAGTTGAAGTTAAGCGTGGTCGTGGTAGACCTAAAAAGTCAGAATCAACACAATAACGGGTAATTACAAATGAATAAAGGCAAAAAATTTCGTGAGTGGATCGATGAAGATGAAAACTTTTCATCGAAAAAGGACTCTAAGCGATACGATAAAAAGAAGTCTGAAATTCAGAAAGCAAGAAAAGATAAGCGAAATAGTCGAAACAGTTATAACAGCTAGACTATACAACTATATGATGGAGAAATATGAATAATAATATAATACTAGTTGACTGTGATGGAGTCTTAGTTGACTGGTTCTCTGCCTATAAGACCTGGATGAAGAATAAGGGTTTTACCCTAGAAGATCCTGACAGTTATGATGTATCTACTTGCTACGGAATACCTAGATCAGTGTCGAAAAAACTTGTAAGATTCTTTAATGAGAGTGCGAATATGTGTTGTTTGCCTCCACTTAGAGATGCAGTGAAGTATATTCGCAAGCTTCACGAGGAGAAAGGTTATGTGTTTCATTGTATAACTAGTCTATCTATAGATCCATATGCTGTTCGACTAAGAGAGCAAAATATCAAAAATCTCTTTGGAGAAACTGCGTTTGATCGTATAGTTTGCTTAGATACTGGAGCAGATAAAGATGAAGCATTGTTGCCTTACTTAGATAGTGGATGTATCTGGGTGGAAGATAAAATTTCTAATGCTGAGTTGGGTGATAGTATGGGTTTAACGTCAGTGTTAATGTCTCATCCATATAATGACCAATACGAGAATGATTCTATCACTACTGTTCAGAATTGGAAAGAAATATACGAAATGTTAGTCTAGTTTTTATAAATACATAATGATAAGAGTGAGTGGGGCAATCTTTTCGGTTGCCCTTATTTTTTAAATCGGAGAATATAGTATGCCTACATATCAGTATAAGAATGAAGAAACTGGTGAAATAAGTGATCACTTTATGTCCATCGCCAAGATGGAACAATTCGACATCGATAACCCTCATATGAAAAAAATTATTCATGCGCCAGCAATTGGTGATTCTGTCCGTTTGGGCATCAAGAGGACTCCTGACAGTTTTAATGATATGTTGAAGACTATTAAGAAGACTAATGCGGGGTCAGACATTAACACACGCTAAAGGAATTATGAATGCCTGCACAACAAAAAGAAAGATTAACCAAAAGGCAGAGACGAGTATTACGACAGCAAGGTATTATAGACACAGATAATAAGCTGTCAGTGGGATTTCAAGTTAAGAGTGATGTTTCACCAATGACTGATAATCAGGCAATTGCCTTTGAGTCTTGGGATAACGGTCAAAACTTGATGCTACACGGCATAGCAGGTACAGGAAAAACATTCTTAGCATTATATTTTGCTATGAAATCTATGCTCGATGGTGATACCCCATATAAAAAAGTCTTTATTGTTCGATCAATTGTTCCGACTAGAGACATTGGATTTCTACCCGGCAGTCAAAAAGATAAGATGAAAGTTTATGAAGGACCTTATTATGACATTTGCTCTAAGATATTTAATAGAGGCGATGCATACGAGATCTTAAAGCAAAAGAATAACGTAGAGTTCATTTCGACTTCCTTTCTAAGAGGCTCCACATTCGATGATTGTATCATTGTCGTTGATGAGATGCAGAATATGAATGATCAAGAACTGCACACTATTATGACACGAGTCGGAGAGAACTGCAAGATCATCTTTGCGGGTGACATAAAGCAAGACGATTTGACTAGTGAGAGAAAGAAAGAGTTTTCTGGATTGAATACGTTCATGAAAATAATTGATAAGATGCGACAGTTTGACTTTGTTGAATTTGTAGCTAATGATATTGTCAGAAGTAGTTTAGTGAAGTCTTATATCATAGAAAGAGATAAACAAGGATTATAAATATGAGTGAAGAAAAAATAATTGGATCTGGATTAGATGACTGCGTACTTTTGCCTGAGAATGAGCAGAAGAGAGGTCTTCTAACAGAAGTTAGATCAGAAGCAGAAGGCGATGCCGATGTAGCAGAAGATTCTAAGGTCTTTATCAGATCAGAAACTGACTAAGAGAGATAGTATTATGCCAGCAGGATTTGCAATTAGAGCCGGAGATTTACATATTGGACATGCGTCCCCTAGTCCTAATCCGTTTCATAAAACTCCTTATCTAGCACAACAGATGAAAGTTTATGCTGTGGCTAGTCCGGTGATTAGACTGGGAGATAATACTGCTTGTGGCGACATAGCAGTTGGATGCTCATCAAAAGTCTTTTGTGTTGGTAAGCCAATTCATAGAGTTGGTGATGCCACTTCGGGTCATGGCTCTTGGGTACCAAATGCTGCCGGAGTATCTTCAAATATTAAAGTGTTTGTGGGTGGATAATGTCAAAACCAGATTATTCAAGTTTATTAGCTCAGATTGCGGCAGAAGATGATGTTGATGCGAAACAGGCACTTATTGATCAGTGCTATGTTTTTCCTGCGTCTGTAGCAGATAATCCAAACACAGAAGCAAATGAAGCGGTAGATAATAGTCTAACAGATACAGAAGAAGAACTCTTCGAATATGTAGAAGATGATTATATACCTAACGAAGTAAACGGAACTAGATATGTTGGAAGAATAACTTAATGACAATCACTAAAAGAGCAACTAAGGGTTCAGCCCTAACTTATCAAGAACTAGACGCTAACTTCACTCACGTTGAAGCTCTACTTCCTAAGTTTGCTGGAGTAATATCAAGTACTGGCACTTGGACTGGATCAACAGGCATCACAGTAGCAAGAAGTACTTCAGGAACATATGTCTTAACTTTCGCTAGTGCATTTAGTGCCACAACAGATTATCATATACAGGCTACTGTTCAAGATGGTGGTAACAATGTACATGAAGTAGAAGTAACACGAGGAACATCTACTGCTAAATTAGAAGTGAGAGTCCGCAGTTCTTCTGCTTCGATTACTGGAGCAACCGCAACTGCTGATGGTGATGACGGCAATGGCGTTCACTCTCACAATACTGGAACTTTATCTGTATCGTCCTCTAGTACTCTCAGCAATAAATCGCTTTCGGTAATAGTCTATGAGAATACTACAACAACTGGTGGTGGTCCATCTGCACCCACAACTCTAGTTGGTCTAACTGACACACAAATATCTAGTCCATCAAATGGACAATATCTACAATGGAACGGAAGCTTTTGGGTAAACGCAACTAGCGCAGTTTCAAATGCATTCATTGGTCTTACAGATACTCCTAGTTCTCTTGGAACAACTGGTCAATTTTTAGCTGTAAATAGTGCAGGAAATGCATTAGAGTTTGTGACTAATACCATAAGTGGAATACAGTTAGCAGATAATCAAATAGCGAGTGTCGGCAATAACGATGACTTATTGATATTTCATGAATCATCAAGTAATAATTCTATCATAAGAGAAGTCAATGGTTCTGGTGGATTACTGCTTCAATCAAGTAGTCTTAAACTACAGAACGCTGACGGAACTGAAGATTATCTCATAGCTACAGCGAATGATAGTGTAGCAATTAAGCACGATAATGTTACAAGACTAGAGACAACTTCAGTTGGTGTAAACGTCACTGGTAGAGTAGAATTTGACTCATTGAAAGGCACAGGTGCAGTCTCAATAACTGACATCAAAGATGAAGACAATATGGCTAGCGATAGCGCAACTTCACTTGCCACACAACAGTCAATTAAGAAGTATGTTGATGACCAGATTGTAGAAGGAGTTGTAGTAGAAGGCACAGCAAACGAAATTGATGTGAGTGTAAATGCTGGAACATTCACTGTAGGATTACCGAACAATGTCACTCTTGGTGGTGCACTAACTGTAGCTGGTAATATTATTCCCACTACTGATGTGACGTATGATTTGGGTAGTACTACTAAAAGATTTAAAGATATATTTCTAAGCGGAAGTACAATCGACTTAGGCGGAACACTGATCAGTAAAGATGTATCAGGAAACATAGAATTTAAAGATGATCAAGGTTCTGCAAAGAGTTTAACTAGTGTTTCTACTATTACTGCATCTGGATCAATCACCGGCACATCATTCGTTATTGGTAGTGCAGAAATATCCGAAGCAGAGCTAGAGACTATAGATGGAGTTACAGCAGGAACAGTATCAGCAAGTAAAGCCGTAGTAGTTGATGCAGACAAAGATATAACTGGATTTAGAAATGTAACTATTGCCGGTAACTTAACTGTGAGCGGTACTACCACAACTGTAGCGACAACGAATACAGTAGTTTCAGACAGATTATTAGAATTAGGAAATGGTACAACTGGTACACCTGCTAACGATATGGGTATTGTCTTGGAAAGAGGCGACTCTGCTAACGCATTTATGGGCTTTGATGAGAGTGCGGATAAGTTCATTGTTGGTACAGGCACATTTACCGGAGCATCTACTGGCGATTTGTCAATTACAACAGGAACGTTAGTAGCGAATCTTGAAGGCGCTGTAACTGGTAACGCATCTACTGCTTCTGCTTTGGCTAGTGCAGTCAATATTGGTGGTGTTTCGTTTGATGGATCAGCTAATATTGATCTTCCTGGTGTTAACGCTTCAGGCTCTCAAGATACAAGCGGTACAGCGGCAAAAGTCACAGTAACTGATAGTACAGCAAGTACAGACTTTCCAGTCGTATTCAATAATGAAAGCGATGGTTTACTAGATGATACTGGCACATTCATATATAATCCGTCAACTGGTTTAGTAAGCGCAACAGGATTTTCTGGTAATTTAACGGGCACACTTCAAACAGCGTCTCAAACAAATATTACTGCTGTTGGTACTATTGGAACTGGTACTTGGCAAGGTACTGCGATTGCGAATGATTATATCGGAAATCATTCTGCGGCTAAACTTACATCAGGAACAATTCCTAATGCTAGACTACCATCTGCCGCAACAAATATCACGAGTGTTGGTACCTTAACGAGCTTGATTATACAACCATCTGTCGGATCTACCGGTGGGATTCTTGTTAATTCGCGTGGTGCTAACGCAACATTCATTCTCGATGGTGTTGGTAGTGTTGGAGACGCAGACTATGTTGCTAAGGGCAATTTTAGTGTAATTAGCACAAGCAATGCAACTATTAGTAGTGATGCTATAGCCTTAGTTGGTCCTACTTCTGTCAGTGGTGGTGCTTTGACAGTAAACAATAACTTATTTGAGATTGTAAGTACAGACGATGATGTAAATGCTGATCCTATTATATCATTATATAGAAATAGAGCAAATCCAGCCGCAGGCGATTTAATCGGCGAAATACAATTTAATGGTGAAGACAGTGCAGGCAATAAAACACTGTATGCAGCAATAAGTGCAAGAGCCTCAGATGAAACAGATCCAAATGATGAAGATGGTCAGTTATTCATTCATCTAGCCAAGCAAGGTGTTAAAACTAGTATAACGAATATATTTAATTATGGCGTAGTTCATCAACCCGGCATACATCAATATCTAACTGGTACTGGTAAACTACAGATTGCGGCTGGAGCTTCAGGTTCTAAATATGCGGCATTATATGCAGTAACACCAACTGCTAACAGGTCTGTGTTATTACCCGATGCTTCTGGTACTATAGTACTTAAAGACAGCACCGACACATTAACAAATAAATCTATTGATGCTGGTCAATTAACTGGGACAATAGATGACGCGAGAATACCAAGTGGCATAGCTAGAGACTCAGAGTTAAGTTCATTTATCACAGCGTCTAGTACTGATACATTAACTAATAAATCTATTGTTGCTACTCAGTTGACTGGAACTATTGATAACGCTAGATTACCTGCGGCTGCAACGAATATTACAAGCGTTGGTAATCTTTCAGCACTTACTCTTGCACTACCAGCTGGTACAACAGGAAACTTCTTACCAGTCAAACTTGGTAGTGGATCAGGCATTGATGCTATAACAGATACCGCGGGCAATTATAACTATGCGATTGGTTTAGATGTACTAGAAAATTTAACATCAGGTACAAGTAACATAGGTATAGGGCGAAGAGCATTAGAAGATTGCACTAGTGGCCTTCGTAATGTTGTCATAGGACATATCAGTGGAGGAAACTTAACTACTGCTAGTGATAATGTATTCATCGGTTACGCAATAGGCGAATCAGGTGTTGTTACCGGTAGTAATAACGTAGGTGTAGGTTCACTCTGTTTTAGAAACTTGACTTCAGGCGTACATAATGTTGCACTTGGTAAACAAGCACTAGATCATAATACCAGTGGTAGCTATAATATTGCACTAGGATTGCAAGCAATGGACGGCAATGGTACTGCTATAACCGGCGCTACTGATAATATCGCAATGGGCAGATATGCACTATTTAATAACACCACAGGCGATCATAATACAGCACTGGGTTATCAAGCTCTGTACAAAACTGATACTGGCGGTGGTCATAATATAGGCGTTGGCTATCAGTGCGGCTATAATGTTACAACAGGGGATTATAACTATCTATTAGGATATCGATCTGGTGGTAGTACAACAACATCTTCACATCAAATCTCAATAGGCTATGAATCTGGTGGTGGCGAAGATGGTGTCAACAATCCTGGGAGAAATCAAAGTTCTGGTATCTCGCTTGGCTACAAAGCTGCTGGTAATAATACTGCCCCTTACAACATTGCTATAGGCTATCAGGCAATGAGACTCATGAGTGATTCATCGGCTTATTATAACATTGCTATAGGTCGTGAAGCAATGGCCACTGGCGAAAAACTTCAGCATTGTATCGCAATGGGTTATCAGGCTCTGTATCATAACAAACATGAAGAAGATGTTGTTGCTATTGGTGAATTAGCAATGAATCAAGCTGGTTATGCTATAACGATTGACGCAACATCATCAAGTATAGTTGATGTAACGAATAATAGATTCACGATTAGTTCTGCTGACTTTGGTTATCTAAATCATCGAGTAAGTGGTTTTCATGATAATACTCGTTTGCAGTATTATAACAATGGTGGTACATCTATTGGTGGATTAACTAATGGTGGATTATATTATGTTACCAATGATTCAACCGCTTCAGCACTGTACCTAGCGACAAGTACAAATAAAACAAGTTCAAATGCTGTTGCAATATCTGCTGTAGGTGTTGGTGCTGGTCATTACTTTGTAATACAAAGTTCTCAAAGCGTAGCTTTAGGTAATAACACTTTTAGATATGGTCGACAGATCATGAATAGCGTAGCAATAGGAACCAGTGCTGCTAGAGGTGTTCCTGGTCAGAGTTCACAGAATGGTTCAGTACACATTGGTTATGCTGCTGGTTATGGCTCTATAAAATCTCGATTTTCAACTAATGTGGGTTACTTAGCTGGTTATAGCGCACAAAGTAGTTATATGAGAACAGCCGTTGGAGCAAGAGCTGGCGTTTATGATAAAAGTTCATATTCAACTGCGTTCGGCGCTTATTCACTAGCTAGTAATAATAGTACATTTCAGACTGGTAATCATAATGTTGCTGTAGGTTATGCTTCAATGAATAAAAATACATCGGCGCCTTATAATTGCGCTGTCGGTAGTTATTCGATGTATGACAACACAACTGGTAGTCGAAATACTGCAATAGGCTATAATGCATTGCCTAATAATACAACTGGTAGTTATAATACTGCTCTTGGTCTACAGGCTATGGGTGATAATACAACCGGTGGATATAATACATGTGTAGGTGCTTATGCTGGCGATGAGTTAGTTTCAGGTACACAAAACACTGCACTTGGTTATGGCTCGATGCAGTTTAAACATGGTAAATTGAATATAGCAGTTGGCTACGGTGCAATGAATGGTACGTCATCTGGCTCAGGCGATTCACCATACGGAAATGTTGCTATTGGTGTCAATACATTACAAGACATAACAAGTGGAGCAACTGGTAATATTGCTCAAGGTGTTAATGCAGGTAGAAATATTACTACCGGTGATTACAATACATGTATTGCTCAAACCTCGGGTCAAACTATTACTACCGGGCAGCATAATATATGTATAGGTGTAGAGTCTGATGTAAGTGCGGCGGGTGCGGTACATCAATATAATATTGGATATCGTGCCGAGTGTGATCAAAATTATCAAATAACAATTGGTAATCCAACTGTAGGTGTTATAAGAAATGAATATGATACTGATGCTACTTGGACACAATCATCTGATCTAAGAAAGAAAACAAATATTAATGATATGGCACTTGGTTTAGACTTTATCGATAAACTAAAACCAATCACATATCAATGGAAGCCGAATAACGAACTTCCAGAAGAGTTTAAAGAATATGCTGAAGAGAACGTAAAAGATACTGAAACAGTTATGACTGGTTTAGGTGCTCAGGATGTTAAGCAAGCTCTTGATGATGTCGGTTATACTGAAAGATTTCCAGGATGGAAAGAAGAAGAAGATGGTTCACAGCGTATCTCTAAAGAAGAGTTCATTATACCATTGATTAATGCGATACAAGAGTTAAAAGCTGAAGTTGAAATGTTGAAGGAGAAGTTAAATAATGGCAACAATTGAGTATCAAATTACAGTAGCATCAAAAACTGACGCTGGTGGGTATGGCGCAGATGGCAATGCATACTTTTATGATGGACAACAAGCTCCAATGTTTCAGTTGTATCCTGGTAATACGTATAAGTTCATGCAAGAAGATGCATCGAATGATGGACACTTATTAAAAGTATCTCTTGCTTTTGATGGTACACATGGTGGTGGTTCAGCTTATACAACTGGAGTAACTCATGTTGGAACACCAGGCAATTCTGGAGCATACACTCAAGTTGTTGTTGATAGTGATACGCCAGACGATTTGCATTACTATTGTCACAATCACGCTGGTATGGGTTCAGATCTTGATATTGATCATCATCAACCAGTTGATGAGTATATAGTCCGAACAGATTCTGAGTTAAGTTTATCACTAGAGAATAAAAGTCCAGCATTGTTGCTAGAGACTATACCAACATCTGACGTTAGCACAGCAAATGATACAATCACACTCACTGGTCATGGTTACGAGAATAATTTTATAGTCTCATATAAAGCGAATGGTGGTACCGTACTTGCTGGCCTAGCAGATAGTGGAGTTTATTATATCATAAAGGTTGATGCAAACACATTTAAATTATCGTCATCATCTGGTGGTTCAGCAATAACATTAACTGGCACAGGAAATAATGCACAAACGATTGCTCTTGACGAAGCTATTGTGGTACTTACTACGACTACACAACTTGATAGAGACTTAGCTCACGCTACTGTCATGGCTTCTGAAATTGATGATATGGACGATGATTCTTTCAATTGGTCTTGGATTAAAATAGATTTTGAGAGAGACTTTAGCTGGCGAGTAAATTACGATTTTATTAATTTAGGAAGTAATACGATTGAGATACCAGCTCATGGATTATCAGCAAATGATGTAGTAACATATACAACTACAGATGCAGTAATCGACGGATTAACAAGCGGTACAAGCTACTATGCTATTATTACAGATGCAAACAATATACAGTTAGCGGCTACATCGGGTGGTTCGGCTATTGCTTTAAGTGAACCATCTGACTCTGGTGATGCTGCTGCTGAAACTATTGAATACGCAATTACAGTTGCTGCTGTAGATGGGACATATGGTGATACTGGTAATGCATATTACTACGAAGGAGTTCAGTCATCGTATTTCTCACTCATTAAAGGCAATACATATAAGTTCATGCAAGAAGATGCATCGAATGATGGACACTTAATTAGATTTTCAACAACATCTGACGGTACACATAATAGTGGATCTGCATATACGACTGGTGTAACTGAAGTTGGTACACCAGGAAACAGTGGAGCATATACACAGATTGTGGTTGCTGCTGATGCACCAGAGACTCTATATTATTATTGTATCAATCACGCTGGAATGGGTTCAAGTATAACTATCGGTGTTAGCGGCATTGGTGATACCATACACTCGCATCATACGTTTACTACACCACCGGTTGAAACCGCTCTTAATTCTTCAGTAGATGTCACAGATCCAACAGAGGGTCCATATGCTCCTTCGGCTGCAGAAAAACAATTATACTTGAATAAGTATATCACTCATCTTACGTACTTAGCTGGTCTATCAGATTGGGGTAGCACTGACATTACTGTGATTACTGCCGCTGTGACTAAAGCAAACAATATCTCATTCTAAAGAATTGCGTTATAACTAAAAGTTCTAACCTTATAACAAAATAGTCTTTGACTTTTCTCTCCAATCTGATATAATACTTGTATTCAATTGATAAAGAGAGAAGATTATGGATTTTAAAATTGGTAAGACCTATTCAGTACAACCACTGTATAAGAAGTGTTTCGTTGAGTCTGAAACATTTAGTCATCGTGATGATCCAGAGCAGAAAATGGTTGTGAATATACTTTGGCGCAATGGCTGTGTCAATGTCACGCCGCAAAATCAAGAAGAAGTTGACATTCTTGAGGCAGCAAATTATGCTGGAGCTGATCAACTCGTGTTTCAGCCGTACCAATTTGAAGAGTTTGAATTTGGTTCCACTTGGGATGGTGTTTCAGTAGACATCGACTTTGTTGGTAATCAAACCGATGAGCAAAAAGAATCTCTCGAAGAAGGATATGAAGAAGATGGTTTCTCTTTTCTTGAAGAGAAGGGATATGACAGTGATGAATCAAATGTAGTTATGTATGGCGAACTTGAGATATTTGCTTATAACTCCTAGTTATGAGCTTATAACAAAATAGTCTTTGACTTTTCTCTCCAATTTGATATAATAGCTACATAAATTGAGATGAGAGAGAAAATATGAACGACCAAGATATTATGATGAATAACCTAGAAGCTCGTGAAATGAAGCGTGAAGAAGAACTTTATCTTCAAGCTCAGTACG